GGGTCGGTTAAGTAATCGTTGCCCTCCATCAGAGCGACATAGCCCGGCGGGGCAATGCGAGTGATCACATATGCCCCGCTCTTGCGCACATACGCGCCGTTCCTCACGACGAAGGCATAGCCCGGCGGCAGCGGCGGAAGGCCGCCGCCTGCGCCATTCACCGCAATTTTTGTGATCGCTACGCCAACGCCAATCATTACCAGCCTGCCACGATGCCAGTTGCCGTTGTACCTGCAGCGTAAATGCGGCTTACGCGCAGGGGAATAAGTCCGGCCTGCACGGGAATAGTGATAGGCGCGCCACCGCCCTTCATGGCCACGCGCAAGTCACCAGCCGCGCCGATGAAAATGCAACGAGAAACCTGTTCCAGATCCTCGCTATCGCTTGGAGTAACGGCAATGGCATTCTCGATCGGAGAATCAAGTCCGGGAGAATGATAAAAGAATTTGTCCATAATATGCCTTTCAGTAGTTGGCGGTTCTATTTAGGGTGTTGGGACATGACCACGCACAATGCCGTTGGCCGATTTCGTTATTACTCAAGACCGTTTGCGCCGCTGGGTCGGTAAGGTAATCCTTGGCTGGATCAACGCATACCGGGGCCATCAGCAGGCAAATGTCGCGGCTTTGCCCCTCAACGTGACCAATTTTGGACGAGCATGCGCCAAGCGTCGCCGCTAGAGCGATTAGCATTAATGGTGCGTATTTCATGGGCTTCCTTTTGGTTTTTTACGGTTTCTTCCAGCTCTTCTTTCTGAGCAATGGCGGTAGAGGCCTCCCAATCAATGCGCTCGGCGCGGCGGCCACGATCATAAAGCCACCAGCAGGCGAACATCAGAGCGACGGCTGCGGAAGCCGCCAACACATAAACGCCATACCGCCCAAGCCACCCCCGCACCGCGCCCGATATGAGATTGAATAAAACAGCTTTCACGCGGTAATCTCCAAAATGAATTCATCCGGCAACGTCGCGCGCAGTATGTTCATGGTGGCGCCCGAATCGAGGACGGCAGGCAATCCCTTGAGGGTTCCACGTCGATTGCCGACCAGGATGCATCCGAGAATATCGCGAATCGTATTCCCCCGATGGATCAGCACACCTGAGCGATTGGGAACACCCTCCAATTTCCATCCGCTTTTCGAATGCTCGGGGGTATTCCAACGATGACGTACCACTGGATATACGCCAACTGGAATGCAGCTAACTTCGTTGCGATTATCTTTCCACGGCAATTCCATTGTGTAGCAAAGATGCGCACCATTGCGAAAAAGCTCTCCCGGCGTCCCGTCCGCCTTGGATGGTCCGCGTTTTAGGATCAATGTTTCCATGACTACCGCTCGATCTTAGATTCAAGCTTGACCAGAGCAATCTGCACGCCATGCAATGCAGTCGTAACCTTCTCGGCGACCGCATCGCTTCGCTCCGCCTGCTCGTGGTAGGCGCTTAAAGCCGCATCGGTTCGTTTTTCGCAGTGCCGCGCGAAGAACCACACAGCAAATACGCCGCCACTCAGCAGAAGAGATAAAAATATCCCGGCAAGGCCAAACTCCTGCATTTTAGTGAGGCCGCTAGCGGCTGTGGTGGTAAATGGATCCATTATAAAGTGTCCTTTGTTGTTTTATAAAGTTTGCAAAAAAAGAGGGCCGCCCAAAGGCAGCCCTCAAGTCGCTCGGCAAGCAACTTATTGTGGCGATGATTTAGTGCGAATATGAAACATAAACAGCGCCGGCATCAAAAACATCGCTGCCAAAGCCTGCCCGAAACAGCACACCCGTTAGTTCGGCGCCAACATTCACACACCCAGTCGCGCGGGTAAGAAACCCACGACTTCCAACGCTTAATTCACTCGTCATAAACCACAGATTTCCTCCATTGGAAGAGCGTCGCAACGTCACCCGTCCGTATCTATCATCCGCCGCCACCGTAGAAGAAGACTCGAGTACAAATCCCGATGAATGGTTGGAAACGCTATTGCCCGCCCCATTTGATGAAATCGCACTTCCAACGTACCCCGAAGAGATCGTGCCCCCCCCAACAACCAGTTGCATGGCAAACTGGTTCGTTCCATTCGTAGAAGCGCCTTGAATCAACAGGTCTACCGTATTAACGCCCGCCGGAATTCCACTTAATGCAAAAGCATTCACGCCAGTAAATGATGACCCCCCGACATTCAATACGGATGATCGCAGAGTTGACCCGCTAAATGACAGATTCCCGCCAACATCAATTAATCCGGTCCCGCCGCTAGATCCTCGACCTATCAAACGGGAAGTGGGCAACTCAAGATCGGAAGGGCTAGCCGGTACAGCGGTAGGATTCAGTTTGATTGAATACGCCGGAGCATCCGCTAATTTAGAGTTACCGACCGACTTCGCCCCCAGTTTTGGGCCGGTTATAGCGCCATCTTGCACATCGTTAGTGGAAACTTCCCTGGGAACTGTATTCCCCACGATTTTATCGATAGCCTCAATGTAAAATCCTTCCTGAAGTTGGCCAGCCTTCACTTGGCCGCTCGGAAACTCGGTTTCGTCACGACGCACATAGCTTTTTGCTCCGAGCTCATTCACATTTACAGTAACGTTCCCCGTATTATCAGCTGGCGCAAGCCATACAATGCGCATGCGATCGCTGTACGCTGCAATAGTATGCCCATACTCTACGATGTGAGCATTTGCGGTCCCAGAGCTTGCCCCCATTTCATTGGTGTTGTTGCCATTTTCATCGCGCCACAACAGCATTGTTGCCGAAGCAGACAGGAATACGTTGCGAACACCCGGCCCCCAATTAATCGGCGAACCGCCCTCCGATGAGTCGATGATTCGGTCACGAGATAACGTATCGGGCGTGCCCGAGGTCACATGGCCAATGCCCGACTCCCAGGATTGGCCATCGCTGATAAAGTAAGAAACATTGGCGTCATCGCCGACGCCATCAACAAAGGATTGGAAGCCGCTTGTTGCCCCAATTAGATTGAGTGTTCCGGTTCCCTGCGTCGTGCTGGTTTCCAAAACACGATCGGCATATTTAATCGCCATGATTCCCTCTATTCTATAATTTCTTCAATGCGGTAAGACTTCTGAAACAGCCGATAATAGTCGTTCGTCACCGGATTCATTTCACTCATGCGTCCATAAATGGTTCGCTTCTGTAAGAGCGGCTTTTTATCGCAATCATGGATAAACAGCACATCCCTCGTCGTTCCTCTCGTGCTGTCGATCTGATAGAGTGCGCCAAACATTTCGTCTTCACTGCCAAACGAAAGCTGCAGCGATATAAATCGGTATTTTTTACGCTCTAGCGGCACTACACGGCCGCCAACCGTGCGCTGAATAGCCGAGGGATCAATTATTCCCTCCTGCGTGCCGTAATCCATATTTACGCTGGGCTGGAATGCCTCAGAAACGTAGAGACGGCCAACATCAAAATAAGGCAACCCAGCATCGGATACGTCAATGCTCCAATATCTGGCGATGATGCGTTCGCTTAGAGCATGAATAAAGTGGTTCTTTTCAAGGCTTCCAGCATTATCGTATCCTAGCGTTTCAATATTGCTGCGAACCGGCAACATTTCACTGTCATAAATTGGGCTTCCAAGCAAATCCGCCTCAGTGTTGGCGGCTCTTACCCGTGCCGTTCCCCAAATGGAACCGTTATGAGAAAGTAACGCAACCAGATTTGCCGCTTTAGAGGAATCTCCCAAATCAATCACAAGGCGCACAGCGCCGGGCGTAATAAAGCGAGTTATTCTTCCAATGGGCGTGCGCTGAAGGTTGCTTAACGGTAACGATGCCGCCACCGCAGATCCCGAAAGAGTCGCTCCGTCGCTAAATAGCGGCGTGGCAAGCATCATATTTGTCATTCTAGCCCCAGAGTTCCAAGGTGGTAGAGGCGCTTTCTGCATCCTCCGAAATTCCGACAACACGCATAGGTGCGTTTACTTTTAGTCGGCTATATTTGAAATTGACCGCATCACTCAGAAACACCCGGAACATGCTGCCATGAACGGTCGCGCGATACACTCGACGTTCCCGCCCATAAATCCGCTTCATCCGCTCGAGAAGTGCATCGGCGGCGACTTTATCTGTTAAGTTTGTGTAAAAAATACGCTCCGTAGGTTCGTAATGCGTAGCAAACAATGCACGATTCTCTGAAGTGCTTAGCCGATATTGATTGCCAACAAATGTACGCTGGGTAACGGAAGCAGCCCCAACCAATTCATCCTCCGCCTGAACCGTCCAAACAGGTGCGTAAGCAACACTAATGCGCCAAGACGGGGCCATTACATTAACCATTTCAGCGCCGCTAGATTCGATGTCATTATCGCTTAACGAAAGTGATGGCTCAGTCGAGCTGTCAATGCAGCCAACAGAAAGTCGCCCGTAGCGCGTGAAATACCAGTAAGACCCAAAGGGAGATAGCAATCCATCCAGCATAGAGCGCAGGGTCTGCTGCTCGGTAACATATAAGCCAATATCTCCCGGCATATCTGTATCGAGCTTTGCCCATGCCGCCGTATCCAAGTCATCAACGCGGAAGCTATCGCTCTCATACAGAGTGGTCGCCAGACGCGAGCAGATTGCGCCAGTTTGGCTTATATAACCCTGTGAAGCGTCGCCGCGAATATTTGCAGTGATGCGCCCAAGAGGCGTTGATCCAAGCTTGATATGTCCCGTAGCCCTACAAGTCGCATATTCGCCTGCTCCAGGATTCGCCAAAAGAATATCTGCGTAGTCCATGTCCAGCGTCAGCGCCACACCGCTATCATATACGGCGTCAAAAGCATGCATGCTTCCTGCATGAGCCTGATAAATCAGGTTGGCGGCATCGACCAACAAAGGCTCGATATTGAAGCACTTTCCGTAGGCAAGCGGCTTCATTCGCCCAACAAGATCATTACCCCCCTCAAGCCCGCCCGTGCCGGCATAGGTGCTAGAATAGATGAGTTTATCGAGCCGCAATCCAAGATCGCCCACGGTGATAATGATGTTTCTGTCATCTGCCTCAATGCCACTGCAAAGCCCGTCAAAAACCGTCGCGTAATCGGCATATGCGAATTTATCTGCACCTGCCTTCACTACGATTCTTCGACCCTTCCAATTTTTACCAAGGAGCGCATCTAGGCCACCATCGCCATTGCGTATTTCAATCGCCCCATAGGTGGGCGTGCTGATGCCGATTTCATCGCCGCGAATAAGGCTCATGTCATATTGCAGCGGATTATCTACCACCGGCTCAAAATAACAGTTGGCAGGAACGTCGCCAGGCTCCGTAATAAAATGATGATCAGAAAGATACACCGGAGAAACGCCACCCAAATAGGATGCCGTCAATTGCCCAAAAGCTCCCATGCCGATCGGTCCGGGCAGCATATGGATTTCTACCGGCAGGACGCTATCGTAAGGATAAAGCTCGATCAGGTAACGTAAAGGCGCATAGGGTAACTGCATTAAGCGCCAGAACGGGTCTTTCACGCTTAAATCGTTTTCCGGCAAAATATCCCCGTGAGGAATCACGCCAAATGCAGAAAACCCAAGCATTTACTTGCGCCCCGAAACGATCATTTGGTTAGCAACGCGACTCAATTGCTTCGTCATGCGCCCTATATCTTCGCGCATTCCAGTTATGCTCTCATCCATTGCGACAAAGCGCGCGTCATTCGTGGCACCGCTACGCGCCAGCATCTTGCTTTCCTCTGCATTATAAACGCGCTCGCCGCCTTTGAAATTGACCAATTCCGGGCCTCGCTCGCCTACCCAACGCACGCCCGTGCGCGCGGACATTGTGCCGGTTGCATACCCCTGCACGCCCAATTGCCTGGCGACGCTGCCGATGCTATCGCGCACAAATGTCTCAAGAAGGGCAAAATCGACGCTACTGGCGTACATATTCTGGCCGAGCTGAAGCAACTGCGTGGCAGAGGCCAAAAGCTCCTGCGTCTTCGCCGAATCTCCGCCACGGATTTGCTCAAGAAGGCTGCCAAAATTGTCTTGCGCCTCCAATAGCTTTTGCGTCGGGGAGAGCGTACTTGTGGAGCCAAGACTTTGATCGTAAAGCCAGCTATCAAACGTCGCCTTCATCGCCTCCATGGATTGGAAGCCAGCATCCATCGCGCGCACCAGCCCAATGGATGCATCGCGTTGCTCCTCAAGCTTGGCATTGACCTCATCCATCGGCAAGCCAAGAGCTTTGGCGCGAGCGAGCATTGCGTCAAACTGTTCATTGATCGAAGCAATGGCCTCGGCAGCCGTTTGCGTTGCGTCTTCAGTATCGCCGAATATGTTCTGAATGAGCTGAATATCGCTCATTGCCTGCTCTACACTAGTTGATGCGCTCAGGGCCTTCTTAAAATAAGCCTCCAATTGGCTGCCGATGCCATCAAGACGCGAGTTTTGTAGTGTGGTCAATACCGCGTAATTTACAGCATCTTCTGCGTCCGTGAACACCGCCTGCGTGTTCATTGCGCTTTGTGTTCCGCCGAGCGTGTGAATGCCGCCAACACCCACGCGAATGCGGCCGCCATCGCGTTTCCCGCTGGTATTATATTCCAGCGTAGGGGCTGCGCCGACTGTCGCCCCCATAAGGGTAAGCAGGCTATTCAGGCTATCGGTCGTTGTTTGCTGCAGCGTTCGGTATGATTCAATAGCGCTGGCATTGGCCTCATCTGAGCCAAAAGCACCATTAGCAAACAGGCCGTTATCAGTTCCAATCTGCGCTCCGATGTATTGTGAGGGAATGCTCTTGCCACCGAATAGACCGCCAACCGCCGTGCCAATAAACCCGCCCGCCGCTGCGCCTAAAGGCCCGAAAGCACCGCCTCCGATCAAAGAGCCGACTGTGCCGAAACCTGCATTAACATAGGCATTTTGGCTACCCAGACCAAGCATACTCGCGCCAAAACCGCCAAGCGCACCATAACCAAGATTGCCAAATGCACTGCCGAGCGTGGTGCCGAGACCAGAAACGCCAGCCACGCCGGGCAATTGCGGGCCATACGCCGCCCCCCATGGCACCCCGGAAATGATATTGCCAATTCCCTGCCCAACGCCCGCAAGAGTGCCGCTGAAAAGCCCGCCATTGAGAAGGCCGCCGATACTGGAAAGATTGCTCAGGCTAAAGACGCTGCCGCCACCGAATAGACCGCCTAATCCGCTGGCCCCTTGCTCGCCCATGATTTGGCTAAGCGTTCCACTTGATAGGCCAATACTTGCACCAATTCCGCCCGCCAACTGCAGAACAATCGGACGCATGAGCGCAGTGTATGCAATCTCCGCCAGGAACGCCTTAAAACCAGCCTTCCATCCATCCAGCAGCGATTTCCAGCCCCTATCACTGGCCACGAATGCCTCACGAAAAGACTCCCGCATGCCATCATCAATCTGGTTGGTAAGGCTTTCAAATGCGCGGGCAACGGGCCCATTGCGCTCCGATTGGATGCGGAGCTGGTCTAGCTCATCGTTGGCTCGCGCTATGGCTTCTGCCAAATCTTCGGCCTTGCCTCTTGCATCCGCCAGCGGGCGCATGCCCTCCATTTTGGCAATTTCATCAATCAGCTGCTCTTCGGCTGTTTTGGATCCATTGATGGCTTTTTGCAGTTCGTCGTGGGATTTCTTTGCCCTATCTGCATCTTCAGCGCTCCGCTGAACCACGCTTTTTGCTGTCGCCGGTTTGGGGGCATACATTTCGTCAAGCAGGTCATTAAGACCATTGCTCATTTCATTGAGCTGATCCCTGAGATTCTGCGTTTCGGTGGAGGCTTGGCTTACAGCCATGCCGCCCCAAATACCGCCGGCACCCGCACGGCTATTCTGGCTATCTACAATCTGCTGGCGTGCGATTGCCTCATTAAGCAGCGCTTTTGTAGCATTAATACGCTGCAGGGTCGTTTGGAAGATTTCCTCGCGCTCCTCGCGCAGCGCTTCAGCAGTTTTTCCGCTAGCCTGAGCCATTTTTTCATTAAGCTCTCGTACCTTATCAAGCGTCGTCGCATTCTGTTGCTGGATTCTATCTACTTCTGTGGTTCTATCCGCCAACAGGAGCAATGCCCCAGCTGCTGCGCCCACCGCAATAAACACGGCGCCAGGTCCTGTCGCAAGACCAGCCGCCAGTAGGGCCGCCGTTTTAACGGCGGACAGCATAGCCGGGACAAGCGATCCTACAATTGCCCCCGCCAATACAGTCACGCCAGCAATAACTGTGTCCATATTTTCAGCAACGAAGTCTAGAGTGCCAGCCAATCCTGTTGCCACCGCTTCTAAGGTGGCACTTTCGCTGCCCATGCGCGTGATTTCGTTGGTAACACGCTCCCATGAGCGACCAATGGTTGGCGGCAGCTCCATTTTAGCAATAGCGCCTTCTGCATCGAGAAGGGCTTGCATAAATGTTTCGGCGGTTAGCTTGCCTTCCGTCGCAAATTTTTTGAGATCAGTAGCTGCTTTTCCGCCCAACTGTTCAGCAATCGTTCTGGCAAGTAGCGGCGCGCCTTCGATCAACGAATTGATTTCTTGCGAAGCGTTTGCAAAATTACCCGCCAACCCTTGCGTCAATTGAATCATCACGGCGCTTGATGCCTGCGCCGATGTACCGGAGGCAGCAAACCCCCGCGATAGCAAATCGGTGATTTTAACGAGATCGGTGGTGTAGCGAACGCTATCCGGCAAAGCTGTATTCAGCTGGACATAGCTTCCGACTAAATCATTGAATACATCACCATTGCGCTGCGCGACCGCAAAGAGAGCATCAAATTTTTGGCGAAAATCATCCGCTCCGCGCGTGACATTGCGCAAACGGGTTTCCATAATCGTTATCTGATCCGAAAATCGAATCGCCTCACGCACTCCAAGCGCACCACTGAGTCCAATTAGCGTGCGTCGCATTAAATCGGCAGCATCTGTGCTGTGTTGCATGCTGCCTGTGGCTTTAGCTACGGCGCTTTCGGCTTGGGTTAAGGCGCTTCGATATTCAGTCGTTTGCGCAGCCAATCGCTGGAAACGCTCACTATTTCCTTTGCCGGAAAGAGCTAGCTCTTTCAAACGGCGCTCGGCGGCACCAACACGAGATTCCATACTCTCGAAAGTCGTGACGACGCGCTTGGTAGACGCTGAGAGTCTATCTTCTGCGCGTGCGGCCTCATCGGCTGCCTTGGCAGCGGCGAGCGTCGCCGTAACTGCATCCTTAGTTTCTTCTGCAAGCTTTGCCGCTGCGGAACCGCCTTGCGCGAATGCCTTCTCTAAGCGGAGGGTGCCATGCTCGCTCGCCTTTAAATGCGCTTGAAGAAGCCCAATTATGCTATCCAGCTGACCAATGGCGGCGGCCGCTCGGTTGGATGCCTGCCCGGTTTTCCCGGTCTGCTTCTCTACTTCGCTCAGCGCGCCAGTAGCTTTGTCTGCCGATTTTTCTACATCATCAAGCGCACGCTGAACCGCTTTGCCGCCAGCCATTTGCCCACGCAGGATTAGATCAATACCGACATCATTCATATCGTCATGATCCTTTCGTGCGTGGGTTTTCTTGTTCAAACTTACGGTCAGCGGCTTCCAGCTCACGCAGGAAATCCTCAAAAGCGGCCAAATCGTCTATGTCATCAATGCCGTGCACTACGGCCCAACGCTGCATCGAAGACCATGGAATGGTGCCCGCAGCCATACCGATTGCTCGGTCGTGAAGCAGTTCGTGGTAGGCGGTCAAATAGACGTCCAAACCCGGCATAAGCGTGGGGCGCTCAAGGAGAGCTTGTGGGGTAATGCCTTGCTCGGCCACCGCCTCAAGATCCTTGAGCTTATCGCCCCAGCGACGATGCCAGATTAGGACTTCGCGGAGTTTTTTGCTTGGGCCTCAAGCAGCTTCTTGCTGTAGTTGGTGATATTGGAGGCGAACGAAACAAGCTCATCTTGCTTGTGGGGGATGTCGCAAAGGAGATTCACGAACTTTTCTTTTTCGCCCTTACCCCATGGGAGCTGGTTTCCTTCAGCCGTCTCAATGCGCGTAATGACTGCCTCGGCGACCACCTCTGCCATCAAGCGGATTGTCAGCGCCTTGTATTCAGGATCATCTTTTTGCAGTGTCGCCGTTTTGCGATTAAAGGCATCACTACGCTTTTGGAATGCCAGCGCGTAGCTTCGCGTTGAGAGAGCGGCATGTTTTACGTATAGAACAACACCCCCAAGCCCATAATATGGGATACCTTCTTCACGTGCGGCATATTCATTGATTTCATGATTTGCGCGCAAGGTATCAATCATTGCGTCGATCAATGTATTGCTGGTGTTTTCAATGCTCTTGCGAGTTTTCGTAGTCATATTTTCCTCATCGGGTTGGGTGGGGAGAATGGCACCCGATGAAACCACTCTCCCCATAAATGACCGCCATCGGAGCGGTATTCTTAGCGCTAGGCCGGTACGCGCTCGATCTCGATGGTCGCGCCCAAGGTCGAATCAAACAGACCCTGGAAAGGCAGCGTCAGGATCACGTCTTGGTCATTGCCTGGCACCGGCGCATCGCCATCGCTGAACTTCAGCTTAGGAATGGTGAAGATGTACTGATCTTCCGTCGCACCGCCGATGGTGAAGGAAAGATCGGTCGCGGTGCCATTCAGGAACAGCTCAAGCGCGCTTTTGTTCTCGAAATACATGGTAGCGGTGCCGGTCACGACGCAGCGGCCAAGGCCCACGCCCGCATTCTCGATGCTGCCCACCACGGCCTGCTGGCGCATGTTGTTATTCACTTCCAGCGTGAGTCCGGTAAGTTTCGGCGTGCCCGCACCGGTAATGCTGAGATTGGCGAAATTAACACCAGCGTTCATGACATCCGTAGTCGGCGCGCCGGTATAGGTGGCGCCAGCCAGAATGGCATTGCCCACGCTACCGCCCTTACCCATGAAGGTAAACGAACCGGTTACGATCTGCTGGGTTTGGATATTCAGCGAGAAGCCGTTCACCATCATGCCGGTGTAGCGAATGAAGGTATCAGTAGCGCCCTGCTCAAAGGTTTTCTCAAACGTGAAGCTGCTCAGGCTGGTGCCATTTTTGATCTTGTCCAGCGCCCATGCACTGCAGAGCGCTGCTTCAAGGAAATCATCAAACGAGCCGTAGGAAAGCTCGTAGTTGATTGCGCCCTCCGCGCCGCCGCCTACCTGGATCAAATCAGCCACGTTGCGGTCTGGGCGGATTTCGTTACTGGTGATCGTCTGGCGGTTGTGCTTCAGCGTGTCGCCCGTGTAGCGCACGTTTTCAAAGGAAGGGTTCGCCGGGGTAACGCCGTAGGCTACCTCTTTAACAAAGGCCAAGCGGGTTTGCGAGGTTGCAGCAATGGTCATATTCACTCTCCTTTTGAGCAATAAAAAACCCCGCCACTTTTGGGACGGGGTTAAGAAATTCGGGTATCTGGCGGATTAACGGGTAATGTCGTATCGGTATTCGGCGGTGACATTCCATTGGTACCACCCGGCACCATCCGGCCCAATGTCGCGCGCGTTCACGTTCTCGAAGGTAAAACCGGGCAGTTGGTTGGCCATAAATGCATTGACGGCCACATCCGACTTCTTGCGCGCCTCTGTGCTGGCCTGTCCTGCTTTCTGAAACACCTGAATGGCAACCACACCGCGGCGACGATACAAGTTGCTACCGGGGCTACCGATGCTTTCCTGCGCGCCGATGTTGTTCTTCATCGAGAATCGCACCCATGTGCCATGCGGCGGCACGAAAGGCAGATCGGGCCACGCAATCGGCGTAATATTGGCCCACTGCTGTGTGAAATAAGCTCGCACGGCAGCTTCAGCAGCTTCAAAGCTCATTTGGGCAATCCTCGTTTAGCGATTTCCTCGACCTTGCGTCGGGCTATTTGTGCTGCACCCTCTACGAAATTCGCGGGTGCCTGCTTGGAGTAGCCATCGTTAAGGCGCTCGATGTAAGGCAGGTTGTTGCTAACAAAAACTGTGTCCGCACCCTTGATGGTGAGCATCACGCCTTCAGCTTGGCCGACATTAGCGCCGCTCGTATCTTCAGTCGTTTTACGCTCGGCAGCATTGATGCCCATAAACCAGTTGCTACGAGCGCGCCCAGTATCGACCGGCGTTTGCTGCGAAACTTGCCGCAACACTTCCAAACTGGTTTCTGCGAGCATCAGATTGCCAAGCTTATCAATGGCTCCTTTAACCACGGTAATTTGTCTCTTATAATCGGACATGACTACCGGCGCACTTGCACCATGTAGAGAAGCGCCGTGTCGCCCGGCTGCACCGTTTCCGTATTGATGACTTTGTAGCTAACCGCGCCGTCAATCAATTGATCGGCAGGCGTAGGCGCTGCATCCAATGCGGCGGCGGCAATCAGTACTTTTTTGTCAGTGCGCAGGATCAATTCGCCGTCTACGTCCTTTACCGCAAACTGTGTGAACACACCCTTAACCTGCGATTCATCGGGCGTGCCGGGCGTGAACGTGTCTGTATTGGGGTCGTACACCTCATCACCACCAGCAACAACGATGCGGATCAAACGCCCCTTTTCGTTAATCATGCGCAGCGCATTTTGCGCCTTGGATTTGTAATCGGCACTCATACGCGCACCACCCGCCCATTGCTTGGCATGCCGTAGCGGCCACTGCCCGTGATTAAGCCTGCACCGGCCAGCAGCCCGTCAATTGCGGGGCGCTGATCGCCGGGAGCGGCGTTGTCCATGTATTCCGTTTCCAGCACGTCAGTCTTATCGCGCTTGATCGCGCGGCCCTGCGTGGGGTTAAGTTCGGTGCCCGTGATGGCTTCCAATGCAAGTATGCACGCCGCCTGCTTCAAAGCGCGCGGAATTCCATCCTGCGTCGTGCGCGGCCAGCCAAGGGCCTGCACATCATTAAGGGGCACACCCATCCAGCGCATGCCGTAGGTCTGCTCAAGGTAGTCTGTGGCTTTAATCAGCGCGGCTTGCTTTACTGTATCGCTGCCCGTCCATGACGCATTGCCGCGGTCGGCATGGAACGAATCGGCCTCCGCCGTAGAAACATAGCTATTTGCATCCGGCGAGCCGGTGCCATTTTCTACGACGAAGGCCATATTCGCTTACTCGCCTGCTTCGGCCAGCTCTTTGGCCTTGGCTTTGGCCAATTCCACTAGCGCGGGCTTGTTGGCATCGGTTTCAAACGCAACGCCATGCTCTTTTAGCCACGCCTGCAATTGTGGCTTAGTCAGGCTGTCGATGGGGTCTTTGTTCTCCGCACCGCCAACCTTGACGCCTTCCGGCGCAAAGATCGCATCAATGATGGTATAGCCCTGCTGGCGCAGCTCTTTCTTGCGCTCAGGGGTTACGGGATGCGGTTCGTAGATGATTTTTTCGTCTGCACTCATGGGACTATTCCTGTATTGGGTTTGGAAAGGCAGAGGGGCGAGCCGAAGCCCGCCCCCGATACTTAGCGGCTCTGGATGATGCAGCCCGCGAAGTCTTTGTGCGACGTCACGGCCTTATCCCAGTTGGAACCGGTGCCAAGGGCCGCGTCCAGCGGGTTCTTGCCGCCGTTTGCAACATCCCACTTGAAGCCTTTAACGCCGAGGTTGTAAGCAAACTCACCCTGCATGCGCTCAATGATCTGCTCGCCGCCGGTGATCTCTTGGAAGGTGATGTATTCTTCCTCGGTTTCCTCGACAATCAGTGCATCAGTGGTAAGGCCCAGCGTCAAGTAGTCGGTATCAGGGCCGGTCACTTTCACGAGCGAGGCGCTGTCCGTTACCAGAATTGGGCGATTGAGCGTTACCGGGCCGCCGTTGACGATGGTGGTATTGGAAATCAGGTCACCGTTGTTGGCCGGGGTCACCTGATACTGAAAGAGGTCAAAGAACACCTTCGAGTGCATCACAAAGGCGCTGATGCGGCTCGATTGATCGCCAAACTTCGATAGACCGGAAACCAGAGAAGATGTCGTCAACGCACCGTTAGTGGGAACGGTGAATTTTGCATCTGCTTGGTTGTTCATGGCTGCCACGCCAGACAGCAATGCACCATTCAGCATGTCTGCAAGCGCATCAGCCGCTGCCTGCTCACCTGCGGCGACCTTAAAAGCGTCCATATTCAGGCCCGGCTTGAGCATGGCAGAGCGCGCCCATTCAGCAGGGCCAATTTTGCGGTTTAACTTCACGCTGATGATTTCATCTTGCGTGAGCTTCTTGGCCGTGGCCGCAGCAGTGGAGGTTTGATCTTGACGGCTTACAAGGCCACCAGCATTTTTGAAGAATGCGCTGTAGTCAAAATCGCCATGTTTACGCGTCGAACGCATAACAATGGTGCCGTTCGACTGGCCGTTGAAGGCGTCGATCATCTGAGTGATTTTCTCAGCGTAGCCGCTCTGGATGAGCGGGTCAAAATACTTGGTATCGGCGGGAAGAGAAGTAGCCATTTAAATAATCCTTTCGTATTGGGCTCTGGCCCGGTTAATTCGGGTGTTTAGGCGGGAAGCTTGAGATACGCTTCTTGCCCATGCTCTTTGATGAACTCTGCTTTCTTCTCGTGGTTCATTTCAGAGCGTTTCTGTTCGCCGAGGGCCTTGCCCACACCGTCCGTGCCTTTGGCACCACCTCCCCCATTTTGCGGGGCGGCCACGAAGTGCTTACCGTTGTCGCCCTGCGACCAGGCGGTAACGAACTCCGCGATATTTTTGCCATCGATCTGCGCAGCGGCATTGCCATCTACATCAACGATCTCAGCTTTATTCTTGCTTTGAATGAGCGCCTTTGCGGCATCCAGATACTGTGGTGCCACCCCAGCCTTAGTGAGCGCCTCGGTCAGCCCGTTGTCGATCAGCAGCTTATTGAGCGTGCCTTCCTTGCCCGCGAGCGCATCCTTGAGCGCTTTGGTTTCCTTGGCGTGCTTCGCCTCTAGCTGCTCCTTGATCTTGGTCACATCGCCCGATTTAGCGGCAGCCGCTTCCTCGGCCGCTTCCTTCGCGGCCTTGATTTCATCGAGTTGGGTCTGAATATCTTTCAGCCCGTCTTTCTGTTTTTTCACGTCGCCAAGCAATTCGGCGTTCTTGGCTTTTAGGCCTTCGGTGGCGGCATCAATCCGCTTTTGCAGTTCGGCTTTGCCTTCATCGGTGTCGGTATCAATTTTCATCGGTATTACCCCTTGGGTTGGTTGCGCCCGCCTTGCGGGCAATAAAAAACCCCGCCAGTTTCCCGGTCGGGGTTATTCAAAATCGCCGCGTAAGCAGCTTTCTTAATTTTCTTCTGAGCCGATATTCACAACTTCCGTGGACGAGGTAAGCACATCAACCACTTTAAAGGCGCTCTCGCCGTCACGAAATTCGCTTCCAATAAAATCAGATGGGTTCGCGCCGGGGTCGCTGAATAGCTCATCTTTCGTTGGCAGATCATCATCATAACCAATGATTTCCAACATATACTGTAGCTGCATGGCTATTCCTTTTCTTCGATCATATCAGCCGTCATGCTCTGCGCATCTCGGCTCCATTTGGCGCGCAGGCGCGCTGCATCTTCGGCAGGCATTTGCTGCGCATTATCACGAAAGCGCTGAGCCTCAGCATTAATTCGCGCAATCTCTTCCTTACTCCGCGTCATAAAGAGTCACCTCGGTGAAGCCGGTTTTTGTATCTTTCCTTGCCTCCGTTATATCAAATTTCGTGCCGCGTGGGAAGATAACTTCCTGCTCATGAGAATAAGCCGAAAAGCCCGCAATTTCCCTCCCCTTTTGGCTCGCCACGATGGTAAAGCGGTAATCATTTCCAAAGGTCGTGCCCATGTCCGTTTTGCTGGCGCTCATAAAGGCTGGGTCAGCATAAACATTGCCGGCGCGCACTTTTTTTGCCACCGCTTCCGGTAAATCCGTAACCCTAAACAGCACCGGGCCTTCATAGATCGGCAACTTGGCCAGTGCATTATCCAGCACATTCGCCATCGGAGCAACGGCGGCAATACGTTCTGCACTTCCTGAGCGCATTGCGGCGTTAAGGCGCTCATAGTACTTGTCGCCCGTAGTGTATGCGTGCACAGCTACCTTTTCAGCCTGCGATAAACCGTAACTTGCAACGCCGCTGGCTTTCATGGCCTTCGTCACGCCATCACTCATGCGCGCATAGGTTTTTTCGCCAAGATAGGACTTGAATTCCGCCTCATGGGCGCGCCTTAATGCAGGGTTGCGAGTGACACCGCCACCAAACACGCTATCGAATACACCCGCGTCACGCTGAGCCATTTGCTGCAGCGTGTAAGAATTTCCCTGCCCGTCCACAAAGCGATCCAGCGGCAAGTTGCCCTCTCGAAACATCTTCGCGCGAGCCTTGCCAAGAACTTCATCCTGCACATTGGCAGGCTGGCTTTTTAGCCATTGCTCGTAATTCATGGTTTCCGGCACAGGCCCAGAGGCAGATGCGCGTGTGCCAACCACTGAGGATTCCCCCAAATATGGCACCCGTATAGTTCGGCAGTTCATGTGGCGCGGGAATTTTGGCCCCGCACCCGTCGCATAAACCTTGCCATCTAGCGCCTGGCATCCCGGCGTGGTATGCATGTCCAGCGTGGCAACCACCTGCTCTTGCGTAAGCACTTCTGTATTCGCGGCGTATAAATCATCTTTAGCGCGCGCGGCGACGTGCGCCGTGGCAGTACGAACCACTGTACGAGCATCCCGCCGCGTAATGTCCAGAATGCCATCCGAGTAATTCAGCGCCCGCGTGCCACGAATCTGGCGCACGATCTGGTCGGTCGTTCGCCCCTCAATGATGCCGATACGAACAGCATCAGACACACGGCGACCTTCGCTCTCTTCCAACCCAGAGAACCAATCACGCAACAATCGGCCTTGAAATGGCTTCTTTGTCACCGCCGCATGTAGCTGCGATGCCGGCGGCATATCCAGCGAAAGACCAGAGCCGTACGCCGCACTTATTACTCGCTCGGTAAAGCTTGCCTCGTATACGGCCAATTCTTTTAAATCAGCATCGATCGCTTCGTGGGCGCTTTCGATCGAAGAAGATCGCTTAGCCTTAATATCCTCGAGCAACGCATTTAGCCTTCGCTCATTAGCGGGGCCTATATCGTAGCCCCTCGCCTCTATCGCGGACAATCCGGCCGCCAGCACATCCATCGCCTCCTTATCGGAGCGATTCAACGCCTTTATAACACTTTCGACGGCACCGGTCTTGTAGCGCTCAAGCCATATTGCATGCCGTATGAAGGCATCACGAATTTCTTTGTTTTCGGCCATTATTCATCGTCACCCAGCCCCCCCAATGCGGGGCCGTCCTGTGCGATATTCTCTTTCTCATCTTCGGCCGATTGCGTTTCAGGCACCAATTCTCCACGCTGCAAAGCGCCGTAGAAAGTGGCATAACTGATTTTTCCAGCCTGCAGCATATTGAGCCATGCGGTGAGCATTGGCGCATCCATCTTGTTCGCCACATAGGCCTTGTTGAGCTCAATGCTGGCCTCTTGCGGTTTTGCCCCCACCCACTCTGCCATGAATTGTAGCGCTTGGATCAGGCTCATTTCCACGGATGCGGCCAGCGTCGAAAGAACGCTGTTCTCCCCGCCGCGCTTTGTTTCAAGCGCCTCGTTTGTTTCGGCCTGGCGCTTTTCCGGCGCGAGCATGCGCGCACCGAGCGCGGCCATCTGCGCCTCCTTGCGATCCATCAGCTTTTCCAGCGTGGCGAAGCCCTCTGTGCCGCATTGCAGGAATCCCGCAGTGGAATCCGGCGGCAGCGTAAGCAGCGACGAGCTGCCGAGGTGCAACACCGGGAATTCACCAGTATTGGTCACGCCATTCACCCACGGGGTGGGCAAGCCAGAAATATGCGCGCCGTTTTCAAGGTCGGCGCTACTCATGTAGTGCGACACGTTCACGTAGCACAAATCTTCCATCGGCGGGGCCTGCACGTCGCCGCGCGCCTCCTTTGGCTGGCAGAACCAGAACGGAATCAGTGCGATCGGCTTGCCCTGCATGACGGGCCACGATTCCTCGACCACGACCCAACCGGCTTGGTTATTCTTTCCCTTGCGCCATACGCGCTGTCCATAGCGGCCATCATCCAGATGCAGTTCGCGAATCTGCGCTTCGTCGCTGCCCTCAACCGCTTCCTGAAGGAACACCTGTACCAAGCGGGTGGCGTTGGCCACGCGGGCATAGCGCCAGTTCAAAATGGCCTCGGCCTTGTACTGCGTTAAATACGGGCGCAGGCCAAGCGTGCGGCCCTGCTCAATGGTAATCGCAGCACCGGCCTCATTGGAGGGCATAGCAGGATATTCCACCAGCACACCGGCGCGGCCAACCTCCAGCACCTCCTCGACCACAGATTGAGCGAACCCAACCAATGATAGGCCTTCCATGTTGATGTCTTCCTCGTACGCCTCCAGCGCCGCCGGCAACTGGATGGTCGGGTATTTGCGGAATACCAGCCCCACCAAACCGTCCTTGGTACGCCCCGTCGCATTGAAGAACAGTGCGCGCTTCTTGTAAGCCTCGTATTCGGCAGGCTCTTGGCCAGATAACTTCGGCAGGTAGCGCTCGCCGCCCTTATGGATGGCACGCTGGCCCGTCACACAGTCTCGGCACGTCTGCCATGTCGCCGCATATTCGGCGTACTGTGCATGCTGCGTGTCCGGTGTCATCTAGGTTCCTGTGGTTTTGCCAACGCCAAAGGCGCGTTTCACGATGGGATAGCGCTGGTTAATAAAATAACCCTGAGCATCTGGGGCATGGTCGTGCCCTGATTTCTTGTCCGGCTCCCCGGTCTTTGCATCGTATGCCTGTTGCTCGAGAGATTCGGTCAGAACCGGGCAGCGATCGGTGTTCACTTTCCAGCGGCGCTCGCCATCGGCATTCAGAATCATGCCGTTCATGGCCAGCACGCGGTCACGCACTGCGGGGTTTGTGCTGTTCACTCGCAGGGTAAAGCCCGCGCCCTTCAGAATGGTCAGGTCAGATTCACTGGCATTCTTGGAGCTGGTGTTTTGCCCACTCGCATCAGGGTAGACCGTGATGCTGTGCCCCACGTAACGCTCCTTGAGCATGCGCACCATGTCGGGCGTATCCCGCGCACCCGAAATCTCCGCGACCGTGATGGGCGCATCTTCGCGAATAACGTTGATGATCGCAGTCATGTTCTGCACGTTGAAATCCATGCCCACATGCAAGGGCTCATTTTCCTGCTCGACCGCGCTACTATGGTTGCCTGTTCGGCAGAAATCCGCATAAACGCTGCCGCTCGTGAGGTTCACGAACTGGCCTTCAAGATACGCTGCAATCAGCTGCGGCGGATACGATGCCAGCAGTGACGATATGTAATCATCCGGCAGGTTCAGCTCGTTGTCGTACGTGCTGGCCTGCACCATTCCGTACAATCCAACAAGTGATGGCTTCTCGCGCACCTGCTTCACGAACTGCTCGTAAACGAACTTGAAGCCCTCAGGCGTGGTGGTCACGTCGATGCCGTTTTGCAGCCCATCGACCTTGTAGCGCATACGCGCCATGATCTTGCGCCAGGCAGTGGCCGCCTTGTCTCTTTTCAATAGGTCGAGCTCATCAACCAGCGCCTTGCCGATCTTAAAGCCCACAATGTCGCCGGGCTTTTCCATCGAGCGACACAAGATGGTGCCGCGGTAGCGCTTGCCAGCGTAAACGCCGACCTCTTTATTCGTTTCGTGGATCTTCAGGCCGAAGCCCCACTCGCCCGCCACGTCTTCAATGGTCGGATAGAAAATATCGCGTATCTGCGCATAGGTCGGCGCGAAGTATCCTGCGTTCACCTTCGGGAATTCCCAGAAATGCTTACACAGACCCGAACTGCCCACCCACGTCTTGCCGCTACCGAACCCAGCCACAAAGGCCTTAAACTTATGTGGCATGGCCAAGAACTCAGCCTGCGGCACGTTCAGCGTCGGGCTAACCATTGGTGGCCTTCCGGGCATCCCGCACTTGCACATTGATGGTGACGGGGTTCAGCACATCTTCGTCATCAGTGGGCTCAGGCTTCTGTCGCCAGTTCTCCGGCTGCCGGTTGTTCAGCCACAGCTCACACGCCCGGGTATCGGGCGGAGCAGCACGGCGCACATCGGCCACCTCAATCTTTTCGCTCTCGCGCGTCTTGCGCCCGAGCTTGTCGTATTCCACCGTCTTCACCTTGAAGGCCACCTGCTCAATCCATACCGCGCCCACGGCCCGGCTATGCAGCGCATTAGCTACTTCGGTATCGGCACCGTCTTTCCCCGCATGTAAGGCATCGGAAAAATCGGAGTGAACTTTCTGCCACTCGTAGATCGTGTCCACGTTCTTGCCAAAAAGCTTGGCCAAATCCTCATTGGTACCGCCGCGTTTGAGCAGCAGGAAGCGGCGTGCCATTTCGGCATATTCCGGCTTGTAATCTGTGGGTCGCCCGCGCCCGCGCTTTGGCTCTTCCGGCTGGGCAGCTTTCTTCCCCGATGGGTTCTTTGCCATCATTCCCCCTTGGGTCATGTGGTAGCGGCCTAACCGCTGGTTTATTCGGGTGGTAGGTATGGTGAGGAGGTCGAGGCCCTTTCCGTATGGATCTATTCCAGTGCCGCCCCGAGGGCTTCTTGGGTTTTCACGAAGGTGTAAGTCGCCTCCCCGGGCTACTCACAGGAGCTAGCGGCTGTAGATTGGTTGCGGCGTCAGGATTTGAACCTGCGTCCTCCTCCATGAGGTGCGTAAGCCCATGAAGGCGCTCTACCAGGCTGAGCTATACCGCGATATTTCTACGCCCGGTGGCCAGTCCGGGCGGCCTCTGATGAGGACTTAGGCTCACCTTCCGGGAGCAAAAACAAAAAAGCCCCGCTTTTTATGGCGGGGCTTTTTCGAACAGCAGGCGCAGCTATAGCGCCGTGTCGTACGTTCTTTTTACGAATAACCGAGAACTGCGTCAATGTTTTTTTTCATCACGTCCAATGCGGAGCGAACGCTGTTGCAACAATGGCTCAGCCAGGCGCTATCCTTTGCAACCAAAGTGCGGTGGCGATCATTGTCACCACGTGGCAACGCAGTGATTAAATCCACCAGATTACGCTGCCATGGGTTCAGGTTGGAAAAAGCTGCCTCAAGAAACTTGCCCGGCGCCATGATCGCCACCGGCGTTTCTTCATGAACGGAAACCATGCGTGCAGTGAACTTCTCCACGCCCAATCCCTTTGCGATGCCCAAGCGCGCATGAATAACTTGCATGGCCGCCCGATGCTGGTCGCCCGTAATCACATCGCGCTCTAACAAAATATCCACCGGATATTTGCCGCCATCGTAATGCAGCTCAACCCCTCCACGTTCAGACTCGCGGTATGTCATGCCGTTCTTTTTCATTCTCTCCGCATTTAAAATCGGCTCACCGCGCTTCAAATGCTCCCGCTCATCACCATCGTCCACCAATTCAATTTGGCTCATTTGCATTCCCCTTGTGTTTCGTTACCCCCTTGCCTACCGATTGAACCGTGTCGCTTTTGCGATCTATTATTTTGTACCCGTGAGGGCTTTCAGTTTGCGCAGCCGCCATCGCTGCGCGGCCAATCGGCTTTCAAGCAGCGCCTTCATTTCTCCCACTTTCGGGAAAAACTTGCGGTCGGAGTCAAGCAGACACTGGTCGCACGCCGCGCGCCAGATGCTGTCCGGGAATCCCGTCAACAAGCGCAGGTAATCGCGGGCCACCTCGCGGGCTAACGCTTCCGTCATGCCTTGCTGCCAGTAATGGCCCTGTAGCCGGTAAAGCATCACGGCAACGGTTTCGCTTGTGGACGCGTGCTGCAGCTGCTGCTCGATGGTGGCCACTTCACGCAGCGCCACTGCCCGTAGCGGATTGCCATCAGCCAGGGGGACAACAGCCGCCCCCTTGTCCCATGCCGCGCCCGTCCAGTTAATTCCCTCCTGGTCGAGCAAGTTCTGCAGCTGCGCTTGCCCACGCTGATCCCATGACATCATGGGGCCGCTGGTTTCGATTGCTAATGCGTTGGTCATGGCCGTTGCCCTTCGGTCGTTCGTTGCGGCACCAGTTGCGCCATGTGGCGAACCAGTCCGACTTGGTTGCGGATTTTCCAGTCTTTGCCTGCCAGTAGTCGCGGAACGCCACCCACACATCGGCGGTGACGCTCACATCCCAACCCATGGCGGCGTGCGCCCATTCGTCCCATTCGGACGGCAGCACCTCAATGGACAGCCTACTCAGGTTGGATTTTTGTTTTGCTGCCGCTTTGGGGACAGCAGGGGGAGAAGATGAACGTAGTGAATCTTCTATTCTGTTCTGTATCTGTTCTGGGGCCGTCACGGGTGACGTCACGGTGACGTCACAGTTCTCAAGCTTTTTCTTCTCTCGGTACTTTCGGGTGCGCTCCGCGGAAGTATCTGTTTTATATTGCCTATTATCCCACCCCTTGGGGGTATAGCCTTGCTCGGTTGGTATCAAAAGCCCCTTATCAGCAAGCTTTACGCAGTAGGCCAATGCCTCCGCATCACCCATGCGAAGATGGAAAGAAATGTCATCGAAATTTATGTGACCGTCACACTGTGACGTCACGCACAACAAATTAACCCATACCTTGAAAGTGTCGCCGTCGAGCGATTGCACCTTCGGATCGTTGAGCACTTCGCTATAAAAACGGAACCACTGGTTGCTCATTGCTGGCCACCCTTGGCAAGATGATTGCTCAATGCCTGCGCCAATGCCTCACCTAATGAATCCTGTATGGCTTCTGCCTCCTTAAAATCGAGATTCCATGCGCCGCCACCAACTAAATGGCCCCAGCCACGCATATCGCATAGCCGCATGGTTCCCTTGTCTGTGTCGGCAAAAATTAATGCTCCCGCAGGCTCATAGCGTATGTTTTGAATATTCAAAAATGCGTAAGTCGCCTCGCTCATGCTTCCACCTCCGGCCAGTGGAAGGCGATACCGTTGCGCAGGATGATTTCCCAATCATGCAGCGGCTCTTTGGAAGTAATATCCCAATGTTCACCGGCAGACCAAACGCCGGTAACTCCTTTGCGACGCGATCCTCGCGCCACATCATCCACCACCTTGTGGCAACTACAGAACCCCCTAACAATATGTATCAGGTCGCCCTTAGCCGGTTCAAGCATGGGCAGGCTGTCGGGGTGGATGTAGATTTTCCGAGTGCCACCAACTTCCAGCACATCCTCCATGGTATCGCAGCCCGAGTAATCCATGTGCACGAAGTCAAACACATCGTCGGAAAGCTCATATTCAGCTTTTTCATCGTCGAAATACTCAGCTTCCAGCTTCATTCCAAAATGTTTGGCCATCCATGCAGCGGCCAGCGGGTCGGTGTAATAATAGCGGCTCATACATACTGCTCCCAAAGAGCACGCGCCTTTTCCAAATGCACGTCATGATCGCCATGCTTGGCCTTCCACGCCTTGCTGCCCTTGTGAAACGCATCGCCAATAGGCAGCGGCGAATCCCAATGGTGATGGAATTTGCAAAGCGGATATGAATGCATATGCCCAACACGGCGACCACCATCGGTGATATGTTGGATATGCACTTCTCCGCCACAATCCTCATTGGCAATCATGCAACCTAGCTCGCGGGCGCGCGCAAGCCACTCACGCTCTTCGGGGGTTGCACGATTAACCATGGGAAGCCTCGCGTTCTTCCTTCATGATGGCTTCCACCTGCTCACGGATGCGCTGCTTACGCTCTTCCGATGGGTAAAGAAGCTGGTTGCTGAATGCCTCCATGATTTTATCGACCACGCTCATGCCATATCCTCCAATGTGATTTTGCTACCCATCGTGCCGCGGCTAAACACCACCGGCGCCAGCTCAACCCATTTGGCCGAGTCATCTTTCAGCATGCCTGCATGCACCAGCGCATCGCAGAGCGATTTCCAATAGGCATCGGGGTCGCAGCCGCGCTGCCCCTTACCCAGTATGATTTCCAAGGTGATGCGGCGCTTGCCCTGCGCTTTCGGGGTATCCGCGAAATAATAAGCGATAACGCCGCGATCCAGCTTCTTGAGCTTCGCAGACTTGCTCCAATGGCCCAGCAGCTTATTCAGCGGAGCTGGTTGCCAATCGAGAATATGTGACGTGTGCGTGGTAGCCAATGTTGCCTCTTTAATGGGCGGTTTATGCGGAAGGAGTAAGGCATTCACGCCCTGCCCGGTGAATGTACGCGCCTCCTTCCGCGGTGCGCGCCGGGTATCTTCCCTCAGTCGGGATTACGCTGCTTCGGCTTTGACTGGTCCGCCGTTCTGGAAATTACGCTCAGCAAGCGCAAAGCCGAACAAAGGCCACAGCTTGGCAAAAGCATTATCGTAAGCAATACGCTCACCAATCTGCTGATCGTAATTCTCGGGGTTTACGCATGCGGACTCGCCACGCACCGAAAAACCATTGTCGAGCGCTATGCTGGCGATGGTAACAGTGCCGCCGCCAATGCGGTGAAACTCGGTCGATACGATACGGGATTCGATGCCCTTTTTAGTCACGCGCTCAGCGGGGCAGTTTTCAAGCTTGCTGGCCAGCTGGCCATCGTCAATCAGTTCGGGTTTGTTCATATGATCTCCTATTGTTAAAAGATGCCGTCTTTCCGGCTGTCACGCTTGCATCCCAAGCTGCGTTAGCTTGCCTTACTGCCCTGAATATCGGGCCGGGATTTTGGCGGGCGAAGTGGGGATACGGACTCGAACCGCTATCTCCTAAACTACCGGGGCTGATGAGGCGCCGGGGTGGAATGACCACCGAGTTGCACTAACCAATTGTGCTACCCCACGGACGCGTTGGCATCACCAAGCAGCGCCCCCCATATTCGTTACGCAGCCTCCTCCGCATCATCGAAGCCGCTATCCATGCCCAGCGCGCGCTTGTAGAGGTCGAGCAGGTATTCTTGCTCGGTGCGCTCATTGGTTTTGATCTTGCGCAGCTTCAGCACCTGGCGCATGGCCTTCGTATCAAAACCATTGCTCTTGGCCTCCGCGAACACATCGCGCACATCAGCGGCAATGGCCGCCTTTTCTTCTTCCATACGCTCGATGCGCTCTATGTAAGATTTTAGCTTTGGCGCTTCCACGCCCCCGGTTTGTACCATGATCCACTTCCATTTCGACGCAGCGAGGTTTGCAAAGCCGGGGAAAGGTGCGCGTCGTTTCCCCTCCCCGGCCCGGATAGCGATTGCTTGCCGCCACCTAAGCGCCTGTTGCCGGCGCTTTTCTTATTTACTTCTCTTAACGATTCGCATATTCACCGCGCCGCGCGTCATCACTTGAAGAAGGATGACTGAATGTCCCCGTATTATTCCCCGGCAACGCCAGCCTCACTGCTGGCGATACGAAACCGCTTTGTGCGCCGTTATCGATTCGCGCCCAAAAGACTCCGACCAATGCGCACAGCATGGAAGCCAAGCACAGAACCTTGGATAGCGCGATGCGATATGCACTAGTCATGGGTGGCCTGCGGATAGTAAGCTGCTTCCAAAGACTCGACGGTAATTGCGCCGCCCGATGCATCACTGAGCGACTTCAATCGGTGGCGACGCGGTTTACGTTCGCCCGCGATAAACTTATAGATGGCCTCTTTGCTGTAACGGGCAAGCTCCGCGTATTGCTCTACGCGAACTCCGTTACCTGTAAGATATGCCTGAATTGGGTTCATAAATGCCTCCGCCGATTATGTACATTAATGTACACGCGCGCGCAAGCAAAAATGTACATACATGTACATGACTAATAATCCTCGATATTTGTATGATTTGCGCATGCCCACGCCCCTCAGAATTTTAAGAAAAAATGCTGGCTTCAAAAGCGCTGGTGCGCTTGCTGAGCGAATAGGCGTGTCTAAAGAGCTGGTTAGTAAGATCGAGGCCGGTGAGCGCTCAATAGAAAATCACGCTCATAAAATTGCAGATGCCCTGAATATACGCCAAGACGATATAGAAG